GACGAAGTGAGCGGGTATTTGAACCCGCCAAGTCATTGTTTCATCCTCTGTGTGCCGGGCTGGCAGGATGTCAATTTGCAGAAATGGCCCGATTTCAACTACCGATTCCGCAATCAAAAACACCTGCGGATCACTGCGCTGTATGTGCTCGCACAACAGGTCTAACAGTGACTCTGGCAGGTCAGGCTGTAAAAGAATGATTTGTTTCATTTTCCACACTCCGATGTATAACGTTAGCGCTGTCCAGCAGTCGCCACACGCGGCGAAGCCGCAACCTGAAGGTGACTGTCCGTGACGAGCAACCAGTTATGCATACGAAAACGAAAGACTATGAACGGGCTGGAAATTGCTTCCCAGCCCGCCATAGAAAGGTGAGTAGCTACACCAGAAGCGCAATGATGACCGCCAGAACTCTGCCGAGCCTGATGATCTGCGCCACAGTGATGCTCACCGATAGCGTGAACTCCAACATGGGATTTCCCCTTGGAAGAGCGACCGCTGAGGCCCCAGCGACCGCAGTTATGCGGGCGTTGGTTGGTGGTTACGAGGTCTTTGCCCGGTTTACGTCCGGTAACGATTGGCCCCTCTTTGCCACCAGACCGCAAGACTGCAAACCTTGCGGGGATGTTCGTGCTGTACCTTGGCCAAGGTGTTTGCTTGCGGGGAATGAACCCGTTTACATTCAACAGCACGAGCTTCCAATTTTTATGCATAACGTTCGAGTTGACTTGGAGACAAACGCGATGACCACTGAACTACCCGACAGCCACAAGCCCGAACACGCTGCGGTGCCGTTGGCTCTCAAGTCGAACGAGGTGTTAGGCCCCAACGCGGAGGACGACGAGTGCAGCGCGCCGCCGCGTGTGACTGACCCGCCCGCAGAACTGTGGCTGGTGTACGGCGAGCTTGAGCATGACGACACGCACTGGAACTGCTGCCGCGATGGCGAGGTTTCTTGGTGCGAGGACAAGCAGTACGACAGTGATGTGCATTACGTGCGCGGCGACAGGTACGACGACTTGCATTCTGCGTTGACTGAGCTACGCGACCGCATCAAGGGGCACCCGGCCTACGCCAGTTTGACCGAAGACGAAGAAATCGACTGCGGTGGCGACACGGCAGAGCTTTCATATCTGGCCCGCGTTGCAGATGCTGCCCTTGGGGCATAACGTTAGCGCTGTCCGGCAGGCACCACTTGCGGCGAAGCCGCAACCTGACGGTGACTGTCCGTGACGAGCAACCAGTTATGTTTCATTTGCGAACTTAAAAAGGTTTTGAACATTTGTATGAAAAAGCTCTTGAGATTTAGCATGGCCGGACGCGCTAGTCGTCCCCGGTTCGTGAAAGCCCATATATTGGTGATACTTTTGGGCTTCATTTTGGGTGTCTGTTGCCCCGTAAAAGCTATGCCAAGCCAAATCGAAGTCGCTCAGTTTTCGCCTGCTGACGAAGGGGCGAAATGCGACAACGGCGGACTGAAGTGCCGGAAAGGCGTTTCTCAAATAGCCCCGAATATCAACGGGCCAGTTGACGGTGTCGGGGTAAAGCCCCGGCAGAGCGTCGAGGACGGCACGGCGAAAAGCATCGCAGGCGATGGCTCTTCGAGCTTTGTGGCCGTTGCGCCAAGCGATGTAACCAACAAAGCAAGCCAGCACGATAGCGCCAAGAATAGCGTAAATGTTAGAAAAGAAGGCTTCAATCATTGGTGGTGGTGCTTATATGTTGCCATTGCTTTGTTTCCACTATTTATAACGCTTCCCACACCACAGAAACATAACAAAGAGCTAAGCGGGCAACGCCCGAAAGGACTGAACGATGATTACCGATGATGCCGAAGGGGTTGATATGAGTAAGTTATTTGGTGCGCCTTTTTGGGTTGGATTCATATTCTTAGCCGTAGTTTATGCGGCGTGGATGTGGCTTACCAAATGAGAGTAGGCCAAAGAATCATTGAAGTATGTCAACTATTGGAGAAGCTAGGCCCAGTAGGTAGCGGTGACATTGGCAAACTTATGGCACTTACCGAAACCGGCGAAAAGTCTAACGCATACAGGTATTGCCAGCGTGCTTTAAGCATGAAGCTGATAACTGTAATAAAGTCGCCCATAGGCAATAGCAGCCATTACAACGTCTACACGGTAAAACCAGACTGGCGGCAGCGCATTAAAGGGGATAACCCTGCTGTAAAGCAAGAGAGTCCAAACCCAAGCCCCAAAGCCAAGCGCGACATGTTTAGCTTTGCGGCAAGCATATTTCAGGTGGGCGTATGACTTGGGTAAATAAAGGGATTTATTGGGCTTGGACAGGTGGAGAGGATGGGTATTGCAATCCTCCCACCGAGAAAAAAATTCTTTATGCACACATTAAGTACCCGACAACATCGCAAAACCTTGCTGTGACTGTTTTGGACAACGGGGTGGAAACTGATGTATTCCGTGATGAGCTTGAGTGGCATCGAAGAAATGGGGCGGTAATAACAATGCCGGTAAACGCATGAACCCAGAAACTCATCGGAATGGCTGTAATAACAGATACCCATTAGTACACGCCTACCCTGTAACCAAGGATGGCCCACCTATCTATATCAAGAGCTTTTCAGCCGGTAAGCCATGCGAGTACACCAAGAGCGCATTGGGACAGGCTGACAAGGGCTGCACGGATTGCAAACATAGGAAAACACCATGAGCTTTGACCTAGACACCGAAGTAATGCACGCTAACAGAGGTTTTTTTAGTTAAAAGGAGAAACCCATGATGAATGAATCTAGCGAAATCTTGAACGATCTTTTGTCGCAATGGCACCGATGGGCCAAAGGCTACCAGCATGTGGGGGGGATAAACACCAGCCCAATGTTTAGAGAGGTGAAATCAGGTCGCCAATGGGACACGGTAGACGAAATAATCAGCAGCGACCTAGTGCACAGCCAAATGGAAGCGCTAGACAGCATCATCATGCAGCTACGGGATGTGTACCGCACCAGCCTACAGCTACAAGCTAGAAACCTGCACACCGGCTATGCTGTGTGGACTAGCGCACGGCTACCGGCTGACCCGAAAGAACAGGCGGTGATATTGGGCGAGGCTAGGGCGGCGCTAACGGTGAAGTTGCAAAGCGCGGGAGTGTTGTGAAATATTTGCAAAAAAGTGTTGACAACGGCAAAAAATACCCCGAAAATGCATCTGGGGCATAACTCGCCCTAAATTTAGCCAGCCTAACCCGCTGGCTTTTTGCGTTTCAGCCGATCTTTCGCCGCTCCGCAGTAATGCTGAGTGGCTTTTTATTTGAGGTGCCTGCCAATGATGACGCAATGCAGCCTATTGGCTGATCGCTCGGTGGTGTGGGTCATGCAGTCATTGGTAATGGTTGCATTCTGGTTTGGCGGCATATACGCTAGACTCCCCGGGGTTGATTACACCCAATGATTGCATATTTAGACATTCCACCTGTAGAGCGCCGTGGATGGCCTGGACAACATGCTGTCTCACTAGATCACTTTGGCGGCAAAGGCAAATGGCAGGTAATACGGATAACTGGAACTGGTGACAGCTACATGCTTGAATTGTCGCCGCAGCAACTAATCGGTATTGCGCTTCGCATGTGCATTCACAGGACAAGGCGTGCTTCCACCTCGTTTGTACGCAATTGCGTATATGCGGTGAAGCAAGCCTTGCCAGAGTAGTGAGCCATTTGCCAAAGCGCAAAACCCCGCTCTATCGTTAACAAACCGCACCCGGCGTTATCCGGGGGCCGAAAGGCAGGATATGACTTTTAAAAAAGGCGAAAAAAAGCCAAATCAAGGAAATAGAGGGCCGGGCAAAGCCACAAAGGACGCTAGAGAGGCCATTGCCTTATTTGTGGATGAAAACGCTCACAGACTCACTGGATGGCTTGATAGTGTTGCAATGGGGGATGGTGACAACAAGCCAAATCCAGCTAAGGCGTTTGAGTTGTTCCAGAGTGTTGTGGAATATCACATTCCCAAGCTGGCACGTACTGAGCTAACCGGCAAAGGCGGTGGCCCAGTAGTGATTGCAGCCTCGACACTTGACGAGCGTTTGTGAAACTAACGGCAAAGCAAGAGGCAGCGCAAGAAGTTTTGGCTGGTGAGGCCACGCATTGCATGCTATTTGGGGGGTCACGCTCTGGTAAGACGTTCCTATTGGTGCGCAATGTGTGCATGAGGGCGCTCAAAGCACCCAAAAGCCGCCACGCCATATTGCGGTTTCGGTTTAACGCCATCAAAGCATCCGTGGTTATGGACACGTTCCCCAAGGTGATGGAGCTGGCATTCCCTGGCGTGAAATACACGCTAAGTAAAACAGACTGGTTTGCAGAGTTTGAAAACGGCTCGCAAATATGGTTTGCAGGGTTAGACGATAAAGAGCGCACCGAGAAAATTCTCGGAATGGAGTTTGTGACCATCTACTTAAATGAAGCGTCACAGATACCCCAAGGCTCACGAGATATAGCAGTCACACGACTGGCGCAGCAAGTTAACCAGGTGATTGATGGGCGAGAAGTAAGGCCCATGAAGCCGCGCATGTACTACGACTGCAATCCGCCTAGTAAGGTGCATTGGACATACCGGTTATTTGTAGAAAAGCGCGACCCTGACACAAAGATTGGGCTACCAAACCCGATGGATTACGCATATTTCCAGATTAACCCGCAGGACAACAGCGAAAACGTATCGGCTGGGTATCTAGACACACTGAAAAGCCTAAGCGCACGGCTGCAAAAGCGCTTTCTTAAAGGTGAGTTTGCAGACGCAACGCCTAACGCCTTATTTACTGATGAGGTGATTGATAAATGGCGCGTTATTGATGGCGTGCTGCCTGATTTTGTCCGTGTAGTTGTGGGGGTTGACCCTAGCGGCTCGGATGATGTGGACAACGCTGATAACGATGCAATCGGCATTTGCGTAGGTGCGCTGGGTGTAGATGGCAATGCCTATCTATTGGAAGACTGCACTGTAAAGGCTGGGCCAGCTACTTGGGGCCGTGTGGCAACAAGCGCATTTGATAGGCATGAAGCCGATGTGATTGTTGGAGAGATTAACTACGGCGGTGCAATGGTGAAGCAAACCATACAAACGGCACGCCCTAGAACTCCATTTAAGGCGGTTTCAGCGTCAAGAGGTAAGGCAGTAAGGGCAGAACCATTTAGCGCTTTGTATGAAAACGGCAAGGTTCGCCATGTGGGTGACTTCCACGAGTTGGAAGACGAGCTGGTGGCATTTAGCACCAGTGGCTACTTAGGCGATAAAAGCCCAAACCGTGCTGATGCATGGATATGGGTGCTTTCTGAACTATTCCCCGGAATGATTAAGGCTCCGAAAGAGCCAAAAGAAACAAAAGCAAATGTTCACCGCGTACATGGTGGACTTTCTTGGATGACTTGATGCTAGACGACCTAAACAAAATGCGGTTTGCGCCAGCCTTTAAGGATATGACAGACCAGCAGTTCCTAAACGCTGCCAAGCCTTTCTTTGTACACCCTGAGAACTTAGATGTAAAAGACGGCTTTTTGTATTTCAAAACATGAACAAACACTACAGCAACGAACACAGCAGCGCGGCGGTGGATGGATGGCTTAAATATGCAAATTACTGATGTATCCCAAATAGAGCACTTTGTAAGTGATTGCGGTAAGTCTGCGCAATCGCTAAGGTTTAGCACATCCTACGCAACGCCAGAATTTAAGAATTTCGGCTTTGATTTTGCACTCCCAATAGAGGCAAAGCAGTTGGCAGCGCTTCTAAGAAAAGTTGCAGACGACTTGGACAAATAAACAATGAACAAACACTACAGCAACGAACACAGCAGCGCGGAGGTTGTATCAGCCAACATTCCAAGCGCTCCCGGTGTGCTGGAAGTAGTCCGTGTATGGACTGACCCTGAGCATCGCAAAGAAGGCTTTGCTACTGAGTTGATGAAGTCGATCATTGAAGACGCAGACATTGAAGGCGTTGTGCTGATGCTCAACCCTAAGCCGTTTGGTCAAGTAGGGCTGGAAAATCTAACGCCTTGGTATGAGCGCTTCGGCTTTGCGACCATACAAACAAAGCCAGTTCGCTTAATGGCCCGTATGCCGCAGGTCTACAAAACCAAATTAAACACTGTGGCTGGTGCTGTATCGGAGGCCATCCGTGGATAAAGACGAAGGCAAACAATCCATCGTTGACATTGCACGCAAGCGCTATCAACGCGCCCGTGATGCATACGACACATTGCGCCAGCAAGCTATTGCAGACACTCGTTTTGTGATGGGTGACAGTGAAAACAATTGGCAATGGCCCGAGGATGTGTACACAAGCCGCGCCGAGGTGCAAAAAAAGCCTTGTCTCACAATCAACCTGACAGCGCAGCACTGCAACCAAATCATCAATAGCATTCGCCAGAATCGTCCTAGTGGGCGCGTGCTGCCTGTTGATAACCTAGCAGACCCTGACACAGCAGAGATATTGGGCGGGTTATGCCGTTCTATCCAGAGCTACAGCAATGCAGACACAGCGCACGACATAGCCGCAGAACACGCCATCTACGGTGGTGAAGGATATTGGCGCGTTCTGAATGAGTACGAGACTGAGACCAGCTTCGACCAAGTAATCACGATTAAGCCACTGGTAAACCCGCAGCTTGTCTATATCGACCCGGATGCCATAGAGCCTGACCGCTCCGATGCTAAGTGGGGCTTTATCTTTGAAGACCTAAGCCCCGAAGAATGCAAGCTAGAGTTTCCCGATCTTGACCCTTCAAGCTGGGCGCAAGACGGTGACCGTGGCTGGGTGCAAAAGGACATGATTCGGATTGCCGAATACTTCTATTGCGACTTTGTTCCAGATACCCTGCTATTGCTGGGCGACGGTACTACAGCGCTTAAATCTAAGCTGCCAGAAGGCGCAAAGATTGCAGGCAAGTTCTTAACGCTACTTGATGGGCAAGTGTTTGCCATTGTGAACCAGCGCGAGACTAAAACAAAGCAATGGTACTGGTGTAAGTTAGTAGGCGGCGAGACTGAGCCGGTAGATAAAAAAGAATGGCCCGGTAGCTATCTGCCCATCATTACAGTTGTAGGCAAAGAGCTAAACGTAAACGGCGAGATTGTGCGCAAGGGCATTGTGCGCGACCTCAAAGACCCGGCGCGCATGGTGAATTACTCGTACAGCGCATCTGTGGAAACGTTGGCACTGCAAAACAAAGTGCCGTATTTGGCATCGTCTGAATCAATCGAGAACTTCGAAGATATTTGGGGCGCTGCGAACCTTGAAAACCGCGCCTATTTGCCGTGGAATGCCTACGACGAGGAAGGGCGGCAACTGCCCAAGCCAGAGCGCCAAGCTCCTGCCGTTATGCCTAGCGCACAGGTGCAAATGCTGCAACTGTCCACCGAGGAAATGCGCGCAGCATCTGGCCAACAAAATGCAAACTTTGGCATTAAGTCTGAGGCGGCCAGTGGTGTAGGCATCCAGCGCCTAAAAGCACAAGGCGAGATTGCAACATTCCATTTCCCTGACAACCTAGCCCGCGCTCTAACGTATGAAATGCGCGTACTGGTTGACCTGATACCCAAGATTTATGACACCAAACGCATTGTGCGCATACTCGGTTTGGATGGCAAAGAATCTAAAGCTGTGCTAGACCCTGAGATGCAGCAGCCTTATGGCGAAGCGCAGGGCGACGAAGCTGGAGAGATACAAAAGATATTCAACCCGCTCATGGGCCGCTATGACGTGGCTATTAGCACAGGGCCAAGCTATCAAACCCAACGCCAAGAGGCCGCAGATACGCTCACAGAGCTAACCAACCGCAACCCGCAGATCATGCAAGTAGCTGGCGATATTGTGATGCGCTCGTATGACTTCCCAATGGCCGAAGAGATGGCGAAACGGCTTGAAAAGACGTTACCGCCTAACTTGCTGGACAAAAAAGAAGGCGAGCAAGAGTTGCCGCCACAGGTGCAGCAGCAAATGCAGGAAATGCAGCAGCAAGTAGAGCAATTAGGCCAAGCGCTAGAGGCTGCGGCCAAGCACGCTGATGAACTAGAGGCTGAAAGCAATAGCAAGCAAGCCGAGCTAGGCATTAAGGCTTTTGACGCTGAAACCAACCGCCTAAAGGTACTTGGTGCAGCCATGACACCAGAGCAAGTGCAAGCTTTGGTTATGCAGACTGTGCAGCAACTATTAGAAGCGCCAGCGCCTGCTGAGTCAGTGCAAGAGGTATATGAAGAAGAGCCTGAAATGCCTGAATATGGCGAGCCGCCTGAAATGCTAGGACAACAGATTGAACAAGAAGCCCCACAAGGGGCTTTTTTTACGCCTGAAGAAGGCCTGCAACCGCCTCAATAGAGGTCGCTACCCGAGCGCATCGGGGTTCCCAACGGAAGGTAAGTTAAATGTCTGAAAACGAGACAGGCTCAGTTGCGCCCGAAACAATCGAAGCAACAACCCCTGAAACTGAACAGGTAAAAACAGAGACCAGCGAACAGGATACGGAGACCCCCGACGCTGAGAAAGAAGCTCCGGCTGCGGAAAAGACGTTTACTCAAAAAGAGTTAGATGAAATTCTGCAAAAGCGGTTGGCCAAGTCTGAAGCAAGAGCCGAAAGACGCGCAAAAGAGGCTTATCGGGAAGCATTGGAAGCGGTAACGCGAACCCAGCCAGTACAACGCCAAACATCAAACGAGCCGACACGCGACCAGTTCGCAAGTGATGCTGAATGGATTGATGCCAAGGTGGAATACAAGCTGCAACAGCGTGACACTGCCAAGGCGCAAGATGCCACGCGGCAATCACAAGCAGAGCTATGGAAAAAGACCGAAGACATTTACGCGAAAGCGGAAAAGGTCGCAGGCTTTGACCGAGAGAGCTTTGATGAACTGCCACTTACAAAGTCAATCGCAGCGGTACTGATCGAAAGTGATGTTGCCCCGCAGTTGATGGCGTACATGAGTGCCAACCCCGAAGAAGTCGAGCGCATCGCAAAACTCTCAGACGCACGTCAAGCCGTAGAGCTTGGAAAGTTAGAAGTAAAGCTCCAACAATCTCCCAAGACAACCAAAGCAAGCCCACCTATCAGCCCCGTATCGGGTTCGCGTGGTGGCACATCGCTCGATTTGAGTTCTGCCGATTTCGCTAGCTACAAAGCAATGCGAGCAAAGCAGGGCGCACGTTGGGCACGTTAACTCAATTTTTTATAAGGAATAAACCAAATGTCTAACGTACTCGTTACCTCCTCGCTGGTGGCAAAAGAAGCCTTGGCGATTCTCCAAAACATGCTTGGTTTTGCCAAGAACGTAAACCGCGACTTTGAGAGCGAGTTCGGCTCGAATCAAGGCCGTGGCTACTCTCCCGGTCAAACCATCAACATCAAGCGCCCACCACGCTATACTTACCGCGCAGGCCGTGTGTCGGTGCCTCAAGCTACCACTGAGACCAGCATTCCGCTGACCCTCTCACAAGGCGGTACTGACTTGTCTTTCACCAGCTTTGAGCGCACTTTGTCCGTTCAACAGTTTGAGCAAAAGATGCAAGCCGGTGTTGCTGCTGTGGTGAATGAGATCGACCGCCAAGGCCTTGATCTTGCTCGCCGCGCTGTGTACAACGCCGTAGGCGCTGTGGGTACTGTGCCCAATACACAAGCATTGGCACTAAGCACCGTTTTGGCTGGACAGCAAAAGCTGGACGAAATGGGCGCACCCCGTGACATGCAGCGCGCATTGGTGGTTAACCCACTGATGAACGCCTCTTTGGTCACTGGTATGGCTGGTTTGTTCAACAATCAATCCACTATAAGCAAGCAATACAGCTCTGGCATGTATGTCGAAGGCTTGGGCTTGAGTGTTGCACTTGATCAAAACGTGTCACGCCACACCAACGGCACGACTGTACTGGCTGCCAATACGGTTAACGGTGCCGGTCAAACAGGCGCTACTTTGACTGTGAACGCGATTACTGGTACGGCTACGGCTGGCTCTGTTTTCATTATTGGTGGTGTGAACGCTGTCAACCCACAGTCTCGCCAAGATACTGGTTCGGCGCAGCAGTTCGTTCTGACCGCCAACGTAGCCAACGGCGGAACATCGTTCTCAATCAGCCCTGCAATCGTTACCTCTGGCCCATTCCAGAACGTGACCGCATCGCCCGCTAACTCGGCAGTAATCACTTTCTTGGGTGCTGCATCTGCCTCTTATGACACTAACGTGTTGTATCACCGCGACGCTTTCACCTTGGCAATGGTTCCCATGTACGAGCCAATGAACGGCACAGGTGCAAAGGTCACACAAATGTCTGATGACGGATTCACTGTGAAAGTGACTCAGTTCTATGACGGTGTGAACGACAACAACATCATGCGACTTGACGTGCTATTCGGATGGGCGGCAACGTATCCCGAATTGGCCTGCAAGATCGTAGCCTAACCAATTGAATGCCCCTTCGGGGGCTTTCTCAACTCTTTTCAAAGGAAAATATCATGGCAGTTACTCTTCTTCGCGCTTATGCAGGCTATGCCTCTGGCGCTATCGTTACCCTTCCAGACTCCACAGAAGCAGCGTTGATCGCACAAGGATTGGCCACCGCATCAATAACCACCGCTGCAGCTTCGGTTGTTGGTGCCCCGGCTGGCTATGTCACACAGGGCGGCAATATCGCTTTGATGCCTCAAGCTGGACAAAGCAATCCAGTTACTTTGCAAGGCCCGGCAATCCTGCCTTGCGTGTCTTTGGGTGGTGCGGCACTGACTGCGGTGGGTACTTCGTCCGTACATGTGGCTGGAACCATGAACTTGACGGAAATTTTTGTTCCGTACTGGAACACCTGGAAAGGTGCAGGCGTACTCAATGGAACCACTGTTGGAACCGACAACATGCTAGTGGCGCTTTACGGCTCCAATGGTGCACTGATTGCCAATAGTGCTGTCGCGGGCACGTTGTCTGCTAGTGCATCTACGTTCCAAAATCGTGACTTCCTTGTGCCTGTAACTCTGGCACCGGGTCGTTACTTTATCGGCGTTCAATCCAACGGCACCACTGCGACCACTAACAAACTTGTTGCGGCCAACGGCGCTAATGTAATGACAACTTCTTCAACAGGTACTTTTGGCACGGTGCCTGCTACGTTGACAATCCCGACCACTTTCACAACCGCTGTAGGTTGCGTGGTTCAGTTGTACACGGTCTAAGTTGTAACTAGCGGGGGGCTTCGGCTCCCTGCTTTTTAAGGATAAAAATGGCTTCAATCCCAAAAAACTTTGTTGGAAACCAGTCCGGTTTCTACACGCGAAATGATGGTGCAGGGCCGTGGGCCTACGATGGCACGACGATGGTTTATCAGGGTTATGGCCCTGCAACAACTTTTTCCAGCGGTAACGTAGCCAACGCAACCGCAGCCGCAACCATTCCCGCCACAGCTTCACGGCTGAGTTATATCGCTGGCTTTGAAGTCACAGGCGCTGGCGCTACCGTTGGCAGTGTGGTTTCACTCACTATTACCGGCCTATTAGGTGGTACTGCTACCTATTCCGTAGCCGCGCCCACTGGTGCAACGGTCGGACTCACCCCATTGATTATCGAGTTCAACCCACCATTACCCGCATCTGCGGTTAATACCGCAATTGTGGTGTCTTTGCCTGCCCTTGGCGCTGGCAACACCAATGCCGCAGTAGTGGCCCACGGCTTTAGCTTGTAGGAAACATCATGCAAGAAGATACAACCCCCTATGTTTTCCAAGAGTTCCCCAAGTGGGTGACTGTTGGAGAGAACGAGCCTGTACTTTGTGAAGACAAAGAAGCAGAACTCGCTTTAACTGGTGAAGTGGCTGACAAGCCAAAACGCGGTCGCCCCGCAAAGGCTGACTAAGTGACAACAGCGTTAGACATTATCAAGCGGTCAATGCGGCTGCTTGGTGTTTACTCCATTGGAGAAACGCCATCAGCAGACGAAAGCGCTGAAGCATTGTTTGCGCTTAATGCAATGGTGGAGTCGTGGTCAAATGAAAACCTTTTCATTTATGCAAAAACGCTCAATGTAATAAACTTTAGTGCTGGTGTAGTTTCCCATACAGTAGGGCCAAGTGGCCAAACGATTACCGAAAGACCTGTAGAGGTTTTGGAAGCTTCACACATTCAGTTTGAAGGCGTTGATTATCCACTTTCCATTTTTACACTGACTGACTACGAGAAAATTCCAACAAAAACCACACAAGGCATCCCAACAATACTGCACGTTTTGCCAAATATGCCAAATATTAGGGTACAGCTTTGGCCCGTTCCAAGTGCGACCATGACGCTCAACCTGTGGTCAAACAAGGCATTGCAATCGTTTGCAAGCCTAACGGATGTGGTCACACTACCACCCGGCTACGAGCGTGCATTGACGTATTGTTTGGCGCAAGAGATTGGGCCTGAGTTTGATGCGCCTGTATCTCCTGACATTACAAAAAAGGCCATGCAAGCGCGCAAAGTTATCAAGCGCACTAATACCGAAGTACCCCGCCTATCTATGCCTTACGGCATCCCCATGGATGGCTTTGTGAACTACCGCAATGCTTAACCCTGTACCGCTCTTTGGCCTAGGCAATAAAGGCAAGTCTGCCAATGTAGATGCTCAAAGCCGGGTAAACCTGTATGTAGAAGTACAGAGCGACCCTGAAAAAAACATTCTCACGCTGTACCCCACGCCGGGGCTGTCTGTATTTGTCAACTTTGGCCTAAATCCAATCCGTGGCATCTACGAGCGTGGTGAGGTGCTATATGCAGTGGTTGGCCTTACGCTGTACTCGATCAACAACGCAGGCACCACGACGGTGCTGGGTACGCTACTAAACACTTCCAGCGGGCGTGTGTACTTTGCTGATAACGGCACGCAATTAATGCTAGTAGATGGCACCAGCGGGTATATCTATAACTTCAATACCTTAGTTTTTGCGCAGATCACGGATGTGGACTTTCCAGGCGCTGTAACGGTCACATTCTTTAATGGTCGCTTTGTGGTTAATAAGCCCAACAGTGGCGAGTTCTACATATCCGCGTTGTATGACGGTTTGAGCTGGGATGCGTTGGACTATGCAACGGCTGAGAGCGACCCGGACAACCTAGTGCGCGTCATTGCAGATAGTGGCAGCTTGTGCTTATTTGGTGATAAGACAATCGAGTTTTGGGGTGATTCTGGCGCTGCTGACTTCCCCTATGCGCGGGTGGGTTCATTTGCTATTGAGTGGGGTTTAGCTGCTAGGGCCTCACTGTGCAAATACATGGATGCGCTGATATTCCTGCGCAAGAACCGCCTAGGGCAAATACAAGTGTGCATTCAATCTGGCGCGTCTGCGCAGGCTGTGTCAACGCCTGAGATGGATTACATCTTTAGTCAGTATTCAGCCACCAGTGACGCCACAGCCTTTACATACATGCTCAGCGGGCATGCGATGTATCAGATCAATTTTCCAACGCCTAACGAATCATGGCTCTTTGACGGACAGAGCAAAAGTTGGTCGAAAGTTCAATACGGCACAAGCGGCAGACACAGGGCAGAAATGCAAGTGCAGCTACTGTCTAAAAACTATGTGAGCGACTACGCAAATGGCAAGCTGTACCGTTTCCAAGAAGGCGTATACACCGACGATGGCGCCATGATTGTGCGCGAGTTTGTTGGGCGACATGTATCAAATGGTAACTTTACGCAGTTTTCTACCATGTGGCTGGAGATGGAATCCGGTGTTGGCCTAAACCTAGGCCAAGGCGTAGCCCCGCAATTGATGATGCAAATAAGCCGCGACGGTGGGCATGAATGGGGTACTGAAATATGGCGCGACATTGGCGCGATGGGAAAGTACAAGGCGCGTGCTGTGTTTAACCGATTGGGCCGAGCGCGTGATTGGCTTTTTAGATTCCGAGTGACCGACCCGGTTAAAACCGTCTTTGTTGCCGCTTGGGGCAAGTTGAAATGAGTGGATTTGACTACCCAGCAGGCACAGAGCTAGTAGGCGACGACAAAAAGCCGACTATGGGTTGGGAAGCTGTATTTGGTCGCTGGCACTTGATTATCCTGACCGGCCAAGAATCAGGCACTACAGCGCAAAGACCCACATCACAGCTTTGGATTGGTCGCCAGTATTACGACACAACGCTAAACAAGCCGGTCTATGTAGCGGCGGTTAAGCCTGCCGTGTGGCGTGACGCAGCTGGAACGATTGTTTAATGCAAATAGTCCAGACACTGGACGAAGCAGCGATTAAAGCAACAGTAACCCATCCCGCTATTTGGCCGCATGTGGCTGACGATTCGTGCAGCCTAGACACATACGCACCGCCAATAAACGGAGTGCTGTGGCTTGAAGTTGTAGACGAGCAAAGCCTAGGCATGTACCTAGTGCACCCGCATAACTGCGTGACCTACGAGATACACACATGCCTTCTACCCATTGCATGGGGGGCTAAGGCAAAGCAAGCGGGAAAGCTAGTGCTTGACTGGATTTTTGCAAACACGAATTGCGAAAAGGTGGTAACGCAAGTGCCACAAACAAATGCGCTGGCCTTGAGATATGCCAAGCGCTGCGGTATGGTTGTCGAAGGCAACAACCGCCAAAGTTTTCTAAAAGACGGACAACTCCTAGATATGACACAGCTAGGTATAACAAAGAAGGAACACACATGCCAGCAGCAGCAATAGCAGGGCCAATAGTAGGCGGCTTAATCAGCGCTAGTGCATCACGATCAGCAGCAAGCGCGGCGGCTGACGCAGCACAACGAGCAAGCGAAGAAGCCGCAGTCGCACGCGCTGAAGCACAAACACGCCTACAAACACGCCTAGAGCCTTGGCGCAAGTCTGGAGAGCAGGCAAACAATAGGCTGGCGCGAATGCTCGGCTTGGATGGTCAACCCGCGTCTGACTTTGCCAGCGAAGACCCCGGTTATGCATTCCGCTTACAAGAAGGTCAGCGGCAAGTGGATAACAGTGCAGCCGCTAGGGGTTCTACCTTGTCAGGTGGTGCATTAAAAGCGCTGCAACGCTACGGGCAAGGCATGGCATCGCAAGAGTTTCAAAACAGCTTTAACCGCCTGTCTAACGTGTCTACGCAGGGCCAAAACTCAGCCGCTGGGCAAGCATCAAACGACATGGCTTTTGGGCAACAACAAGGCGCAAACACACGCGCTGCCGGTGACGCTTACGGCGCTGGGCAGCTTGGGCAGGCTAATGCTTGGAGTGGTGCTATTCAAGGCAGTGTGAACAACTACCAAAACAACCAATTAATGAATTTGATTAGTGGTGGTAGACCGAACTATTCAGTTATTCCAGGTAGCGGGAACTCAGATCGTGCAGCACTTTACGGTAATGCCGGTTACGGATAAGGATAAACAATGCCAATCAATGAACTAATCGCACGCGGCGTTGACCCAATTCAGTTTGAATCGCCTGTAAACCAACTGGCAAAGGTTTTGCAAATCCAAGGCGCGCAGCAGAACATAGCACGCGGCGAAATGGAGCAAGACCAATACCGTCAAGGCGTAGAGCGCAAAAACAAACTTGTCCAGCTAATGGGCGGCTTACCCGGTGACGCTACGGATGACCAACGCAGTGCAGCACTTAAGGGCGGCGGCTATTTTGACGAAGCCGATAAGCTAGACAAAGGCGTGCTAGAGCGCCGAAAGATTGGCTCAGAGGCAAGCGCTAAAGACTTTGAGACTGCTAGAAAGAAACTAGACATTGCAGGAAGCGCATTCAACCAAGTGCGCCAAAGCCCTACGCTTCAAAACGCCAATGCCGTGCTTGATTACCTTGGTGCAAATGGTGTCTATACGCCTGATTTGGTAGCCCAATACAAAGCACAAGTTGCAGCTAACCCGGCAGATATTGGCCGCTTGGCTGATATTGCCTTTAGATCATCACTTGACGCAAAAGAGCAGCTTGTTAAACACGTTAGCCAAAACATGGGGGGCTCTATGGTTGATAAGGTTTTTGACTCTACAACCGGCCAACTTACCACAATTGGCAGCGCACCTATTACCCAAAGCGCCGACAACGCAGCAAGCAATGCACGACAAGCGGCAGAAGGTGCGGCTAACCGTGCAGTACAAATGCGTGGGCAGACACTCGCAGATTTTCGGGCGCGTGATCTAAACGAAAATTCACGCGAAGCTAACCGCATTGCCCAAGACAACAAGCCATTGACCGAGGGGCAGTCTAAATCTGCCCTATTTGGCGCACGCATGCAGGAAGCCAACGACATATTAGACACGCTTGCAAAAGGCGGTACAGAAAAATCAACACCCGGCATGAATGCTGGTTATGGTGTTGGAACTTTGGTTAGCGGCTTATCCTCTAACGACCAACAACAACTAATGCAGGCAAAGCGAAATTTTTTAAATGCGGTGCTTCGCCGTGAATCAGGCGCGGTGATTGGTGACTCTGAATTTGCCAACGCCAATTTGCAGTATTTCCCGCAAATTGGCGACACGCCACAAGTTATCGCGCAAAAGAAGGCGAACCGAGAGGCCGCAACTCGCGGCGTATTGATCGACGTTCCAGAGTCTCGCCGCGAGCGTATCGTTAGCGATATACGTGGGCCGAAAGCTGCACAAGCAGCCACTCCACCAGAAAAAACGCCTAGCGGTGCATCTGTGAGCGGGTGGTAAGCATGGCACGCAATATCACAGTAACTTTTGCTGATGGCACTAGCCACACTTACCAGAATGCGCCTGATGATGTTACGCCTGACGCTGTAGAGGCTAGGGCTTCCAAAGAGTTTGGCAAGCAAGTAACTGCACTTGACGGTGGTCGTAATTCTGCGCCTAAAGGCCCAAACGCGCCCAATGTCATAGACCGCGACACCTATCTACAACAGGTGCAAGCGCGCAAAGAGGCTGGGCCGGGTTTCTTTGAAAAGGGCGGTACTGCGCAGAATGTGGCGGGTGGGCTTGTGCGTGGCGCTGGTTCTATTGGCTCCACCTTGCTTCGGTTTAGCCCGATTGATAAAGTGCCAGAGGCCATAGACGAAGTAAAGAAGGCTTACAACACGTTTAACGGCGTTAGCAATAAATCGCTTTCCGACTTGGTGACTGGCGGCAAAAAAGAACCAAGCCGTGACGAAGTTCGCCGTGAAGCCATGACTAATGGATTGCGGTTAATGGGCGTTGACACGGATTCGACCGTTTTTGCAGTTGGAAAGATTGGCGGCGAAATAGCTGGCACTGCGGGCGCTGGTGGTGCACTTGCTCAAACCTTGGGCCGTGTGCCCGTATTGGCAAACAATGCCGCGCCATTGCTTAACGCGATTCGCACATCTGGCATGACTACGGGGGCAACTGGAGGCAATGCGCTTGCAAACCTAGCTACAAGGGCTGGTGGTGGTGCTATTTCAGGCGGATTACAAGCTGGCATGGTAAATCCAGAAGACGCAGCTACTGGAGCGGCAATTGGAGGTGCGTTTCCTGTTGTTGCAAAAGCTGTAGGCGCAACTTCTGGCGCAATTTGGAACAAGATTTCTAACGCATTGCGTTCTACTGTGTCAGATGATGTGGCTGCACTGGCAAGACGCGCAAAAGAATTGGGTGTTGATATTCCTGCTGATAGGTTAGTAAACAACAGGCCAATGAATGCCTTGGCCTCTACGCTGAATTACATTCCAATGAGTGGCCGCGCAGCAACAGAGGATGCGATGGCTTCGCAACTAAATAAAGCTGTTTCTAGAACTTTCGGCCAAGACTCCAGCAACGTGACAATGGCACTGCGCAAAGCCAGCGACAAACTTGGTTCTGAGTTTGACAATGTACTAAGCAAAAACTCTGTAAAAGTCGATAAGACTTTATTGGAAGACTTAGCAAACGTCTACAACAAAGCAGAGCGTGAGCTTGGCGCGGATGCCTTAAAGCCCATTACAAAAAACATAGATGACCTAATGGCAAAGGGTGCCACAGGCGAGATTGATGGGCAAGCTGCTTACAACATCAAGCGAGAACTTGACCGGCTTGGACGCGGCAACACCACGACAGCTTTCCATGCGCTTGAGTTAAAAGGTAAGTTGATGGACGCGCTAGACCGCTCTTTAGGTGCTGATGGGGCGGCTGCATTTGCCAAAACCCGAGAGCAATACGGCAACATGCTTGCGCTTGAAAAACTTGCCAAAAACGGTGCAGAAGGTGAAATTTCAGCGGCACGTTTGGGCAACATGCAAAACATCAATAACAAGCCATTGCAGGAGCTTGCAGACATTGCCGCCCAATTCGTAAAAGCAAGGGAAAGTGCTCACGGTTCTATGCAACGGGCTGTGGTTGGAACAGTTGGCGGATTAACTGCTGGGCCGGTTGCGGTAGCTGGTGGCGCTGGTGCTGGAAGACTGGCTAATGCGCTTATGAACTCTAAGTCGCTTACTGGCGCAATGACTGGTTCGCCCGCAGAGAAAAATGCTTTGATGAAGCTGCTAACAAGCCAAGAAGGTCAACAGCTCATGTACAAGTTGGCTCCCGCACTTAGCGCCGCCCAGTAAAGCCTCGATAAAACTCCCATATTGCAATGATGACAAGCAAGGCTAGTGCCTTCCAAAGCATGAATTCAGTGAATTCCATGTAACACCTCTCTAAGTTTCAACCGCAAATCATAACCCCTCGCAGCAATGTCAGGGGCTTTTTCTTTTGGAGAATTATGCCTTCCTACTACCTCAGCCCTATTGGAAACGATCAGCAGGTTAGCTCTGCTGGCGCACCCCTCAGCGGTGGAAAGATTTTCACCTATCTAGCAGGCACTAGCACGCCTAGCGCCACGTACACGGACAACACCGGAGCTACGCCACAGGCTAACCCGATTATTCTGAATAGCCTAGGCCTGCCAGCCTCGCCTATTTGGTTGCTGGGTGGTTTCCCGCTTAAGTTCATCATCAAAGATTCAGCCGACGTGACTATCCGCACGGTTGACAACATAAGCGGCGTAAACGACACATCCAGCACGGCTAGCGAGTGGACAAGCTCAGGGCTTACACCCACGTATATAAGCGCCACGCAATTTAGCGTTACAGGCGATCAAACCGCAATATTCCAAGTAAACCGCAGGGTGCGCACAACCAACACGGGCGGCTTGATTTACGGGCGCATCACAGTATCAGCGTTTGGTGCTGGTATCACTACGGTTACGGTGATAAACGACACAGGGTCGCTGGATGCTGGTTTGTCTGCTGTTGCTTATGGATTCCTAAGCTATTCACCTAGCTCCGTGCCTTACGCGCTTTATGCAGGCTTTGGCACGAATCAAATCCAGCCCATATCAGCGTCGGTTGCCGCATCGGCGCTCACCATATCTGCATCACTGTTGGGACTTGAGTTTCGCAGTTCGACGCTTAGTAGCGGCACGGTGACAAGCGTAATCGGCACCCCCGCCAACCTCGTTATTTCCAGCGGGTCTACGCTTGGCACCGTGAATGCCGTCGCTTCGCGCATTGCTGTATTGGCACTCAACAACGCAGGCACTATTGAGCTCGCTGCTGTCAATATCTCGGGTGGTGTTGATCTATCCGAGACGGGCCTTATCAGCACTACGGCCGAGGGCGGCGCTGGTGCGGCTGATAGCGCAACTGTTGTCTATTCGACCACTGCCCGCACAAGCGTAGCCTATCGCGTCATTGGCTATATAGAAAGCACACAAGCCACAGCGGGAACATGGGTCACGGCACCAACGATACAAGGCGCAGGCGGTCAGGCGCTAGCGGCGATGAGTAGCTTGGGGTATGGGCAGACTTGGCAGAACGTGTCGGGCAGTCGTGCCATCAACACAACGTATTACAACACGACGGGAAAACCAATACTTGTTTGCGTCGGAGCCGTACGGTCAAACGCTACAGGAGTTTTAGTTGCAGTAGTCAACGGAGTAAATGTTTCGACATATTCATTAGCTCAGGGCGTAGAAGGATTTGTGACCTTTTTGGTTCCTATTGGGGGTTCTTACTTGATAGGCCCCAACCTAACATCAATAATTTCTTGGACTGAACTTCGCTAAGGAATAAATTATGAACTACAAAGCCCCCGACAACTCCCTGCACATTATCGAGCCTGATTTCGCGCATTTACTGCCTGCCGGATGTGTACAAATCACGGAAGCCGAGGCCGAAGCTATCCGCATTGCAAATACCCCGCCATCTCCACCATCTCCCCCGAAATTTATCGGAATCGAGTTCGAAGGTGTTATGTGCAGCGCCATGAAAACAGACCAAGACGGGCTTGTCGCGGTGTTGGTAGCAAGCCAGCTACAAGGCGCAAATTTTCAGCCTACTATTTTCAAGTTTGAAAACGGTAGTGTGCTGACAATCACAAAGTCCAACATTGCCGCATTCATTGCGACTTGGATGCCGTTTAGACAGTCCTTTTACATTCCGGCATGAACACCCTAACCATCCTTTTTGTTCGCCGTCCGTGGTGGCATATCGGCGGTGCAATTATCCGCTGGGCACTACCTGTAAGCCGTTTTAAGTGGGCTAGAGCGGGCCATTCAATGATTGTGAAAGACGGCTTCGCCTACCACGCAACCATGCGGCACGGCGTTGTTAAGGAGCCCATTGAACAGGCGCTACACGGGCAAACCGTGGTTGCACAGCGAGACTTTGAAGTGCTTGATGCACCCGCTGCACTTGCTTGGTTGGACACACAAGTTGGCAAGCCCTACGACTGGCGCGGTGCATTAGGTGTATCGCTATCTCCTGATCGCGTATGGGGCTCTGATGATAGTTGGTTTTGCCATGAGCTATGCGCCGCTGCGCTACGGGCCGCAGGCCGCAATTTGTTCATCGAGTCGGGGCACGTAAATGATTCGGCACTTTTACTCATAGAGCCAAGTTATGCCGCCCCAAAAGCCTGTTAATTTTTCACAGTCAAACCCTGTATGGTTTGCCATCAACGGCCTAGCAACGAAGGTCGTGCCGCCGCTAATGGTGGCTTGTGTGATTGTGGTTACTGGCGGGGCATGGGCCACATACAACAGCGTCAATAAACTTATTGATAAGACTTCCCAGCATGACGTTGAGATTGCAGCTCTTAGAGCTGAAGTCAAAGCCGTGGAAACCGCATCGGTGAAACGGCAAGAGCTGCTCGATATTTTGAAGCGTGTAGAGCAACAAATGGAGATTGCACTACTGCGCTCGGGTGTGAAACTTCCCCCCAAAATGCTGTCAAGCGACTCCAAATGATCGACGCTGAAACCCTAGCCATGATGCAGTTTGACTGGCCCACAGAGTTATTTTACATAGGTGCGGCGACGTTTGTACTTTGCATGGTGCTCGCATTTGGTGTATTGTGGCTTATAGAAAGGTTTGCAAAATGACCCTATCCCCCCACTTCACAGCCGATGAATTTACCGCATCGGACACAGCCGCACGGCTTGACATTGACAACATCCTGCCCATTACCCTGCTAGACAACGCAAGGGCCACAGCCTCCATGCTAGAACGCATCCGTGAGCATTTAGGGAGCATTAAAGGCAAGGAAGTGCCGATTGTGCTTACCAGTGGCTACCGTTGCCCAATGCTAAACAAGGCCATTGGTTCAACCGATAAAAGCGACCATATCCGCGCCCAAGCTGCTGATTTCAAAGCGCCTGCATTTGGTACGCCGCTAGAGGTGTGCAAAGCGCTTGCGCAGGTCATTGATGTGCTTGGCATTGGGCAATTGATCTATGAACACACATGGATTCATGTTTCTACGCGCACGCCGGAAAAGGTTATTAATCGAATCATCACAGTTGCAGGCCGGGATTACGTGGCTGGAATAGTGGCATGACCTGCACACTATGCGGTCGCACCGGCCACCATACAGCGGCTAAGTGCCCCTGGGCAAAGAAAGCAATATTTGCGCTGCTTATGACTGCTACTGTTGCATTTGCAGCACCACACCGCAGCCACGCAGCCAAAGTAGAGTTTGCCAAATCAACGCCTTGCCCCGCTACCGGACAAACAAAACCATCATGCAAAGGCTATGTAATCGACCACATTAAACCATTGGCATGTGGTGGCCCTGATGCCGCATCTAACATGCAATGGCAGTCTGTGGCAGACGGCAAAGCTAAAGATAAATGGGAAAGAAAGGGCTGCTAGATGAACTTCACCAAGCTAGGCGGCAGGCGCTTTGTCGTGACTATGGGCGCGGGCATCATGACCACGGTTTTGCAGTACATGGGGAAACTCGACCCGGCTGGCGCTGCTTATTCGATGGTCATCATTGGCACTGTTGGAGCTTACATCGCAGGTGGAACAGTAGACAACAAAAACGGAGTCCCTAAGCCATGAACCCTTACATCATCATTTTTGTGCTAGTTGCCCTGGGGGGGGCGGGCGCTGGCGGTTTCAAATTGGGCGCAGATTATGAAGTTGCCCGGCAAGCTAAGGCAGAAAAGCACATAACAGAGGCTGTGGACGCAGCAAATGCCGCCTCGGCACAGGCCATCGCCAAACTCAAGCCCGTTTACACCACCATACAAGGAAAGGTCATCCGTGAGACTTCTATCAATACCATTTACTCTTCTTGTGTCCATAGCCCTGACGGGCTGCGGCTTGTTCAGCAAGCGCTCAACGGTGGAGCCATCGCCCCTGATAGTGGCAAGCTGCCCAAAGCTGACACCACTGGAAAGTGACACCTTTGGCGCGACCACTGAAAAGCTTGTTGAGGTGAGCGGGATTTACTACCAGTGCCGTGCTGCGGCTGGGGTGAAGTAGACCATTTGGGTAGTGTCAACAAAATGGTTACGCCGCCTTCTTTGGGTCTGGTGCGGCTGGTAGTGGCATCCAGTGTGTAGGTTGGCTTTTGGGAATGCCAAAGCCGTAACCGTCATACTCCCAGCGGTTGTAAGTTGAATACCAATGCCCGCAGCCTGTTTGCTTTCCAGCAGATAACAGCACTTGGCCTGACGGCTTTGGCGCAGTCTCTATCGGTTGCCACTGCGGCACTTGCTTCGCCAGCGCATCGGCAAGCATGTTATTCAAGCCCTTGAATCGCGCTTCCATGTTTTGCTTATAGAGCCTTAGTTCTGCTGTTTCTTTTTCAGCCACACATAGCGCATCGGCTATTGCTTGGCGTAGTTGGTCGGCTGTATAAAGTGGCGTTTCGTTTCTAAGATTCTGCCTGCGCTCACTTCTGTGCAAAAACATCGTGCTGTGCAGCAATGGGTTCGCTGTTTCGGCACTGCCAGCATCATGATAAAAATACGCAACAGGCTCAGGCAACACCACCCCAGCCACTAGGCTGTCTCTGTAGTGCTGTATTGCGGCGTTGCAAAGGGCGTATATTTCTTTACTGATAAGCCCGTGCCCGAACACATCCTCTGGCACAGACTGAAGGAGTCCTAGGCCGCGATGCACAGTAAAACCAGAGGCTTTCGCCAATTCTACGGCCTGCTCTTGTGTGATGTATGTTTTCATTTTAGGTACTCCGTGTCGTCGTCACAAGGCTGGCCGAATACTCCGAAAATATACAGCGCAGCCATGAATCCACCCCATGCCGCATCACTGGTTTGGGTGCGATAGTCGCCCTCGTTGGTTCGGTCAATGCTCCACCCTGATGCATTGGCCCATTCTTCAAAACGCTCTCTAGCTTCGTCGATCATTTAAACCCCATTTGCTTTCCGGCCTCGATGCCTTTGTCGTTTAACTTAAAGCGCCACTCACCATCCTCGTGGAGTGTTACGGACACCAAGCCCATAGCCACAACACCAAGCATATTTTTAACGTAGCTCATTGAGTCGAAGCAATGGTCTACCCACTTTGGGGCGACTTCATGGAATAGGCGATGCCCGTCTTTATCATTGATAGAACCAAGTAGGTTCTTGGCTTCATCCTTTGTCCATCCTGCTTTTACAAGGTGGTCTATTGCTTGTTCGATTGGGTTTGTCATGCTATTTGTCCTTCAAGTTCGGGGTGTGGTGTTTTTAAAATGATTGACTCTGATGATTGGGCGCATTGGTATTGCTGCTCTGCATCCATGCAAAACAGTTCGATGATTTCCAATAGGTCGCAATAACGGTTCTGCCAGTACACGGCTGAGTTAAGCGCACGGTCAGAAAAATCGCGCAGGCAATGACTGCCACAGAATCCACCGCACGATGAACATTGGGTCATTCCTCACCCCCGTTCTGCGCCCACTGCGCTGCTTTACTTGCTAGGAAAAATGCTTCTGCGCAAGTTAGCTTTGATGATCGGATGTACAGGACACCGCTCTCGGTGTAGCCGCATATCAGTACGTCTTTCAGGTGATCGCTCTCGGTGTCAATCAGCGCAGAATCAAGGGCCATTTGTGCTGTCATGTTTGTTGACGCAGGCAGTCGTATAATGTTGGTCATATCAAATCCCCCATCGAATAGTGAAGCACACAAGCCATAGGTGCAGGACAAATCCACGCCAACCGCCAATAAATCCAATTGCGAAGCAAGGCCACTTGCGCGGTAGGAACTCCGTCTTTGTCGATATTTGCCATGTGGTCATTTAATCTTTCCAATCATGGCGCGGATAGATTCAGCACAATGTCTTGGTCCAAGTGACGGGTATTTTTCAACTTCATCACAAGCTTGTGCAGCCCGCTCTAGTACGTCACACAGGGCTTGCTTTAGTGCTTCGTCTGTGTGCCCCATTCTGGAGTCAACCGGAAAATGTGTTTTTTCAGGCATCTTGAATGTTGTGGTCATTGTTGGCCTTTCGTTATTTCAGCTTCAATGGCGCGGGCGAATGCAATTGCATCTGTTGCGTGGTTGTTCAACACTTACAACGCCACCTCTCGCTCAATTGCACATATCTGCGCATCACTAAGCGGCACCCGCTCTGCGTTGGCTAGGGCTTTTCGCGCTTTAATTTCATTCGGGTCATCGGTATAGCAACCATCACTGGTAGTAGCTTCCTCAAGAGGCCAATGTGTAGCGATTAGGCACTCCAGCGCCTCCACCAATTCATTCACTAGCTGGGCGGGTGCCACGGGGGCGGCGTAGAGTGGTATTGTATGTAAAGGACTTCCGCATGTACGAACCTTCATGTCAAAGTTTGGCAAATCATGTGGATTTGCCCACGCCACCGGCTCCTGCGCTTCAATCGCGGATAGCTTTGCTTGCAGCGCCTGTACTTTTGCGTGTAGATCAACATTAATCCTGTCAACGCCGGTAAACGCTTCTATCTGCTTGGCTTGGGCTTCTAACAAGTCTGCGGCTTCTTCTGCATGAAGTTCACTCCAGTTTGCACTGCAACCACACTCGCTAAAACCGCGTACGCAACATTTGCAATCGTCGCCATTGTTGCGGAGACCGTCTATAAGCTCTATTAGTTCAGTGGTTGTAGTCATTTAGCTGCTGCCTTTTTGTTACGCCATACTTGAATAAACCCAAGGTTTTTGCCACAGTCGTTGCAGATCGCATCACATGCTTGCGTTTCTGATACGCAGTTATCGTGCTTGCAGCGACTTTGTTTCCACCATTGAACAGCGTAAAAACAAGATGCTATAGCGATAAAGATAGCCGCTATCACTACAGCAAATGCATCACTGATAGTCCAAACAAACATCGTGTTCATTTCATTCCTTCAATAGCTGATTGCATGATGGTGATAGCTTCTTGTCTTTTCGCGTACTGCCTTGCAGCATGTTCCATAGAATGCCCCAACAACATTGCAGGCAGTGCAATATCAGCGCCAACTAAAGCCCCCAACACCTTCACCATGTCTTCTTTGCTCATGGGTGCTGGGTGGGTGTAGAGCTCTGTTTCTTTTTGAAGTTCTGTTTTTGTTATGACAATACTTGACCATTCGCCGTCATAATTTTTTGCAGACTGGAAAACTACTGCATCCGACTCTTGCAAGTTTGGTTTGAGTGTTTTTAATAAAGCCGTAGCTTTGCCAGATATAGCGCTATCTAATTGCGCCTCAGTCAGTGTGTAAGTAGTCATTCTTCATCTCGAAGTTTTATCCAGCGCCATTGTGTAAGACCCTGCGCCATAGCTTCGTGCTCAAATGCGCACCACAATAGAGCAAGTGTTGCAGCCTCTACGTCTTGTGAATTTGAATAGTTTGTTGCATGTACAGTTGCCAATATCCTCACATGACGTGATGATTCAATTTCTTTTTGCTCTATTGTGTTCATGCTTTTATTCTCGCAAGTTTTTGAATTATTGCTATAGGGGTTTACCATTACTTAATCACCAGCCGCTTGCTAGTCGTGAGCTTTGCGCCCGGTACTTCAAATCCATCTCCGATTGCCTTCTTAATCAGCGCCTTATCTGGCGCATAAGTAGCTGGCACTTCGCGCAAGTAATCCGCTGGAATTTGCAGCGCATCAAACACCTCTACGCTTGGCGGGTTGTCTTGTATTGATAGCTTGAAATATGGGCATTCAATCTTTGTGATGCCAGTCTCAAGCATCGTATTGAATACGCGCTTATCCAAGTAATCAGCACGCGCTTCTATCGCTTTTCTACGCGCTGCCATAGCTGCTTCGGCCTCTTTGATTGCTGCGGCTGTAACGCGCATATTCTTAGCAACCATGACCGTGTTTGTGGCCTTCGTTTCAAGATCACCCGACATAGCTTCCAAAGTATCGGCAAGCGTTTGCTCGTCTAGGTCAAGGTCTTGCAGCTTTTGCGCGTCTTGCAAGTAGGCGGTTTTTAGCTCGTAAAGGTTCATGGTGTGCTTTCAATAGGGTGAGGGAGGGCGGTTAAGCCGTGGCTGGTGGCCTCCCCCGAGATTTCCCAGAGGCCAGCCAACTACTCCCCCGTAAATCAGAAGGGGAAATCCTCGCCAGGCATATCGTCAAACCCGCTGCCAGTGCTGCCTACTGGTGGCTGCGTCCCCTTGGTTGCTTGCGCCCACTCTGGAGACTTCTTGATAGCCTCTTGCAGCTTTTCATGGAAGGTGGCAAACACTGCCATATCTGGCTCGTCCAAATCAAACACCACGTTTTCATGTACTGGTGCAGGCTTGGCATTCTTGAGCGCACCCGGTAACGGCGTAATGCCTGCCACGTTGCTGTAAGTCTTGCCGTTGGTTTCGCTGGTGGTGACGTTAATCATGCAAAACGCGCCCATCAACTTGGACACGTCAAACGCCTTAGCCTCGTCTTCGGTGAAGTCACGCCCACGCCATGCAGCTAAATCGCGGCGCAGGCCAGATTTTTCGTGCAGACTAACTGTGTAGCTCTTGCTAATAGTGAGCGGCATTTCCTTGCCATCCACATCAATTGTGAGCGGTGCGCCTTGCTCGTCTTCGCCGAACAACTCCCAGCCAATGCGGATTTTGTGTTGGAATTTGTCACCATATTGGCCGGTGGTGTGCTGTGTGCCAAGGTCAATAAGTGAGTAGCAGCGCCCAATGAATACGCCTTGGGGTACGCGCTTAAAGTTACCGCCGCCGCTGTCTGTTGCAATAAATGACATAATGTTTCCTTTAGTGTGTTGCCAGCGTTAATAGGTGCTGGCTTACCTGTTGAGATACGGCGATTGCGTTGTATGGATTGGGTGGATATGGCACCTCAAACGCTGCGCACAGGTATTCCATGTGCTCGTAAGCTGTACCGGACTCTTGGCCCATTGCGTACAGCATCAAAATAATTTCGTGTTTAGTCATAACTTCCCCCATTTCGTATCGCCTAAACGCTCGCGCTGGTCAATCTTGCGGTGTGCTTGCTTTACCAATTCGTCTGCTTCACGGTTGATTTGCTCAAGCCGTTTTTGCAGTGCTGTGGGCTGGTGTTTTTCAATCAGCTTGTCAGCCGACCAAACGCCGAAAGCTAAAAAGCACATTACAGCAATGACAATCCAAAAGATGAATTCGTAGTCGCTCATAGCTGTGTATCCATTTCGTGAACGTCGATGTTCTTTTCGATGTAGACAAGGCAAGCTGCGATAACAAAAACAGAAATCACAGCCACACAAAGAATGATTGCAATAGTCATAGCGCTCCTTTTTTGCGGCAATCAATGTGGCGAATGCTCATACCATTTTTTTTCAAATAGTCAGGGTCGCCGTGGGCGGCCATAAGGTTGATGTGCGGCACTAAGTCGCGTCCAAGCTCAACCGGGCTGCACAATGGCTGAGAAATGGTCGCTAAAGCTGCTTCAATCGCGGTCTTTGCATCGTGTGCCGATTGCTCTAGCCGTAGGCGCTCGCGCTCTTCGTTGGCGTACTCTTCGCGCACATCTGCTAAAGCTTCGTCTTGGCTTTGAATATGAAGAGCAGCCCATTGCAGCAGTCCTCCAAGCTCTGTTCCTTTGTTCTTTTCCATGTATACATGAAGTTTTTCTAACAATTCACTCATAGCGATACCTTTACTGTTGGTTTGTTCTTTTTCGTTACACACTGGATAGTCGTTTCGTCAATCTCGCGCCATGACGCATTCGGCCCACAAGCGCGTTGTTTACCTGCGTCTGTGCGCAGTTCGGCTTTAGTGGCTGCAATACCGTCTTGCGTTGATGTGGTTTGTGTATCGCTTGGGTCTGTCACGCTTAGGTAAGCGCACAGCACAGCGGCTATGGCGTAGATTGTTTTCATGATTCCACACCCACTTGCTGCAAGGCATGCCATTCAGTCATTCCCAGCGCTTGCTTTATTTCTTGCGCTTCCTTTTGAATGCGCTCGGCCTCGCGCTCTTGTTTGGCATATCCATCACAAGTTGCCAGCACTGCATCTTTGTAGGCGTGAAATTCATCAATTGCCTGCTGATTTGGGGCGCTCATGCTGCACAGCCTGTTGCTTTGGAAATTGCGGCGCGGGCACTGTCTACAGCGGCCTTGTACTCAAACAAGCTTCCCGGACGCTTTTCAGCTAGTCCGCATAGGTTGGTCAGCGCCTCAAGCAACTCAGGCGCGGCTGCTTCAAGCTGCCCATTTGTTGTTTGTTGCTTTTCCCATACCCAAGTGACAGACCCGCGCAGGCCTTCATCGATTACAAAAGGCTTGTTCATACATTCACCTCATCAGCTTTAATCAATCCCGCTTTACCGTACAGTGCACGGCTTGCTTGATCGGCTATCCACTGTTTGCGCGCTGCAATGATGATGCGCCCAATCATGTACGGGTCACCAATATTGTCAGCGATTGATTCTGAATGCTCAAAAACAATGTCCGAATATATGTCTTGGTCTACTTCGGTAGATGCTTGACCAATAGCCATGTGGCGGTCAATCTCTGTCACTTCGCGCCCATAAAACTGGTCTAGCTCTTTGTCTGTTGCTGCTTGCATTTTTCACTCCATTCGCTTGTTTGTTGCGATGATATGATTGTAAACACAATTTAAGATAAATTCAAACTTAATTTAATTTATTTTATAGGGGTTTACCCTAATGCCTTAAAAATAGTTTGAAACTGCGTTAAATCCGCATTACAATCCAGCCATGACTAAAACCGAAGCAATAAAACTACTGGGCGGCACACACCAGAAGGCCAAGGCAGCACTTGGCTATAAATCAGTGCAAGCCGTGTACCAATGGCCTGAGACGCTACCGGCATCAATAGAGCGCCAGGTGATTGGGTTTTTGTACAAACCGCAGTTTGAAAAGAAGCAAGCGAGGGCGGCATGATTTACTTACAAGGCAAACCCCAAGGCGTGATTGCTACCGGCCTAGAAGACATACCAGCAGGGCGAAACTGCTTTTACCTAGAGCGCATAAAGATCGCGCCCACAGAGCCAACGGAGCAAGAGCTGGCAAAGCAAGCCGCTATCCAGCGCAACCGCGAAAACGCTCTGGCTAGGTACTACCGCAACACAGGCAAGAACTCAGACCCTAGAGCTTTTCGCCCACAAACACACAACTTCACCCAAAGCCCTACGCCAAGCAAAGTGGTGCCTTTTGCAACTGGAAGGAACGCAAGCGTATGAAAAATGAAACTGGCCAACTTGAATTTGAGAATTGGTACTCTGACGCTGGGGTTTGCCAGAATGCAATTGAAAAAAATGCACGTGGTTCGTATCAATATATTGGGTGTGCAAATGCTTGGAAAGCATGGCAGGCTGCTTTTGAAGTAGCCACAAATTTAGAGATGGAACGCTGCGCCAAACTTTGCGAAGAGTTTGGAGAAGAGTGGATGTGTGACAGTAAGGAACTTGCAAAACTAATGAGAAAAGGCAGCCAATGATCAAGTAAATGCAAAAGAGAGCGCCGCCGGGCAAACGGTCCCACCTAGAGTAGGAATCCCGCAAGGGTAGAGAGACTTGCATGCAGCGGCCACATAGTGTGGCCGTTTGTCTTTCTAGAGAGTAAACAAATAAATTTGCAATTCTGCGCACTAGCGCTATAATTACAACTCAAACGGCAGTCGTATGCCTCAAAGGACAAGATGAAGACTCTTTCGATAGACACACATTCAGGCCCATCAAAGGCGCACGCCGTTCTTGTCCGGGATACGACCCTGTGCGTGTGTCTTTCAAAGGGGTGTGCATTTTGAACTACTACCCGCACCATATTGGCGACTACAAAGCTGCAACGGCGCATTTGTCAGACCTTGAGGATTTGGCTTACCGCCGGTTGCTTGAGATGTACTACGACACAGAGCAACCTATCCCAGCAGATACCCAGTGGGTTAGCCGCAGGTTACGCATGGGTTCTGATGTTGTTGAAAGTGTTCTAACTGACTTCTTTGTGTTTACAGAAAACGGGTATTCGCATGCTAGATGTGAAATGGAAATACGCGAATACAACATAAAAGCTGAGCGATCTAGGGCAAATGGCGCAAAAGGTGGTAGACGCAAAGCTAGTGTTGATGAGCCAAAGAACCCAGCAGGTTCCCAGCAGGTTCCCAAGGCTAACCCAGAAAGAACCCAGAGCCTAGCTAACCATGAACCAAGAACCATAAACCAAGAACCAAGAACCAGTAGTAAGACAACACGCGGTACCCGCTTGCCTACTGACTTCCAAGTTGATATGAAATTTGCTGTAGATCAGGGTTTGACAAACTGTCTGGAGGAATCTGCAAAGTTTAGAGATTATTGGAGCGCACAATCTGGGCCGCGTGGTGTGAAACTTGATTGGCAAGCAACTTGGAGAAACTGGTGCAGAAACGCCAAGAAACCGCCATCTAACGCAGAACCCGCATGGAGAGCTGAACAACGCCAAAGAACCCAAATTGCAGCCCCCGGCGTAGCAGCTTATGAACCTGAATTTTTTAATGGAGTAACCAATGACAATGCCACTCTCTTGGGTTGACCGGATTTTTGACAAGCTGACATTGACCTACGGGCAGCAGTTTTTAGGACGGTGGCGCGATGTGGATATGAACTCTGTTAAATCGGACTGGCTACACGAGCTATCTGGTTTTGAAAAGTCTCCAGAGTCGATTCAGTACGCATTGCAAAACTTGCCAGACTTGCCGCCTACGGTTATCCAGTTTCGTGCATTGTGCCGGTCTGCACCTAGGAATGAGCCTTTAGAGCTGTTATTGCCGAAAGCTGACCCTGCGATAGTGCGGCGCGTGATGGAGGGTTTATCGGCCCCAAAAACTACCGTAGATCACAAAGCATGGGCTAAAGCAATCTTGCGTGATGTGCAAGGCGGGCTGCGCAGAAGCCCGACAGTGGTTCAAATGGCAAAGCAAGCATTGGGGGCTGCATGAGCTACACCGAAGCCCTATCAATCCTAATCCGCGTCCGTGCTGGCGACCTAACGCCGACATTCGCGCAGATCACACAAGCCCTAGTACTCACTGGCGACCTAGATGCATGAGCTATCAGAACATGAACAAGCACTACGCACCCGCATCGTTGAACACTGCAAATGGATTGCAACCTATGACCGAGCCTATGCAATCGCAGCATTTAACTGGTACGACCAGCTACTCCCATGGCTGGAACTGAGGCGCAAATGATATGCGAACCATGCACCTATTTGCCGGACACGGCGGCGGGCTACTTGCCGACCTCATTCTCGGCCACCGACCAGTTGTCGCTGTTGAGTGGGATGGATATGCCTGCCAAGTCCTCAGAGAACGAGCCGCAGACGGATGGTTTCCAGGCTTGCGAGTGTGGGAAGGGGACGTTAGATTGTTCGACCCATCCGAGTACACCGGAGGCGTGGACATCATTCATGCGGGATTCCCTTGCCAAGACATTAGCACTGCTGGAAAACAGGCAGGCGTACATGAGGGAACCAGATCAGGTCTTTACCGAGAAGTCCTGCGGATCGCTGGCGTGGTACGACCAAAGCAGCTCTTCTTGGAAAACGTATCAGCAATCCTTAGTAACGGATTGGGAACCGTACTCGGAGACTTGGCCGCGCTGGGGTATGACACAAGGTGGCTCTGCATACGCGCATCCGATGTCGGAGCGCCGCATCACCGAGACAGATGGTTTGCATTGGCCGACACCAGACACAAGGGGGTTTGTGAACGAGGGCAGCCTATCAATGCTGGCGAAGATGTGCGACAACAAGGAGGAAATGTTTGCAATGGGGCATCGAGCAGCTGCCAGCAAGAAAGAGAAGTTCTGGCCGACACCGACAGCGCACAACGCCAAGGAAATGGGATACCCAGCGGAATACACACGCAAAACAATCCAATTAAGATCAATGGTAAAGATGTGGCCTACACCGAATGCCAGCGACAGCAGGGACAGGGAAAACATGAGCAATCCAGCCATTCAGCGCAGGGCAGAGATTGGCAAACAGTTGAATCTGAGTATGGTGGTTCATCCAACTTCTGGGCAACTGAACCCAACGTGGGTAGAGTGGCTAATGGGGTTTCCCATAGGGTTCACCGCCTCAAGGGATTGGGTAACGCCCAAGTCCCGCTCCAAGCTGCAACAGCCTACCGCTTGCTTGGAGGTGTCTGAATGACCCGCTTTGCCAAACGCACCGACAACAACCAAACCGGCATCGTTGACGCATTCCGCGCCGCTGGTGCTGTGGTTGAAGTAATCCATGAGCCTGTAGACCTGCGAGTGTGGGCTGACGCAACAAAGCAAAAGTTTATGTTTGTGGAGGTCAAAAACCTAGCCACAGCCTACGGGCGCAAAGGCCCAAACGACAAGCAACTAAACGACATGGCAGGCCATCCGTGGGTGATGGTGACTAACACGCAAGGCGCATTGGGCGCATTAAAGGTATTGAGGGCTTAGATATGAATAAAGTTTGCGCATTGCTAACGCTTCCACTTCTGCCGATTGCCATCGTCATTGATTTAGTTATTGGTGATTTTGTAACTGGCGTACCAACTAGCGCCGCCAATAAATTGCGCCAACACAAAAAAGTTTGGCTTGACCAATGGCGTAAAGCTGGCAGGCTCCAAGCGTGCCAAGCCGCCACTCCGGTACATAGCCGACTTCGTGTACTCCGATACCAAATGGGGGCAGATTGTGGTCGAGGACGTAAAGGGCGTAATCACGCCGCTATTCAGAGTAAAGCAACACCTGATGAAGTCGGTCCACGGCATTGATGTGCGGGTGGTGTCATAAATATTTGAAAAATTTGCAAATAAACAAATGCAATATCCTATTTTTGCGCTACAATTTAGGCATAAATAACGAAACCAGTAAAAATGAACACTTATGCCAAATATTGCCCGAATGTATGGGTTGCAGAATGTGAAACAGAGCACGTTAAGGGTGACATCATCCAAGTGGCTAACAAGTATGGGAAAGAGTCAGATTGTGAGATTCATAACCTAGTGCATAAAAACTTGACAAAGTTTTATTATTCAATCACGCGGTGCGACGGTTTGAACAAACAAACGTACGCTGAGAAAAAGGCAGAAAAATATAACGCTTGGGCAGCCGCTGCAAGCAACAAAGCAAGCGACTGGCAAAGCAAGTCTAAAGAGGGGCACGAGTTCTTATCGCTTGCAGAGCCCATTAAAGTTGGACACCACAGCGAAAGTCGCCACCGAGCTCTAATTGCTCGAAATCATGCGCGTATGGATAACTGCATAGCTTCAATGAAACAAGCAGATCACCACGAGAACAAGGCAGCTTATTGGGAGAGCCGGAAAAACGACATTGATTTATCAATGCCGGAATCAATCGAATACTTTACCCATGAATTGGAGCGTGCAAAGACTCGCCACGCTGGGCTAAAGGATGGAACTATTGAGCGCAGCCACGGCATGGCGCTGCAATATGCAAAGAAGGCGGTAAAGGACTTAGAAAACAAGGTTCATACTGCTGCAATTCTTTGGGAGTGATGTGGAAAAGTTGAACCGTAAACCCGGTAGACCAAAAGCCCCGCCACGCCCTAAGCCAGTGAGCTGGAGGCCAAAAACTGAAACCGAACGGCAAAAATATCTTGATCTAGGCGGGGCTAGGTGGCTTCGCAGATTACTTGGAAAGGCAAAAATATGAACATTGAAGACCTGCGCCACCACTGCACAGACGATGCAGGATGCCTTATTTGGCAACGCGGCTGCTGCAACGGCCACCCAGCTACACGAGTAGACGGCAAGACAAGGCTGGTTCGTCGGGTGCTATGGGAGGCTGCACACGGGCCTATACCTGCTGGCCGTATTGTGCGGGTTACTTGCGGTAATGTTCTGTGCATCAACCCTGAATGCACCGAGCTGACTACTTACCAGCGTTTAGGCAAACAATTGGGCGCGCTTGGGGTAATGAGTGGCCCGGTGCGTAGCGCTGCAATTGCACGGGCAAAGCGCAAGACTCATGGAAAGTTGAATAATGCAGCGGTGCGCGATATTCGCACCAGCGATGAAACTGGTGTGGCGCTTTCAAAAAAATACGGTGTGAATCAAGCCAAGATTTCAGCCGTGAGACTTGGCAAAGTATGGCGCGACTTTTCATCGCCGTTTGCGGGATTGGGGGCAAGGATATGAGCGCCATACCCTGCGCAAGCGTAAGCCTGAAAACAATGGCTGATGGCACGCTAAGAATCAGCTTTGACATAGAGCCAATGCACGCGCAAGACGCATTCAAGCTATTTGCAGCACCTGGCACGCCTGCGGCTATTGCTGCGCTTGCTGTGGGTTATGCGGCAGTTAACGACAAAGTTAACGACATTGTTGATAAACCAACAGTCAAGGAATCCTTGACACCTGAAAAGCCAAAGGGCGGCGCACTGGCAAAGCTGGCTGGGATGTGGTGCAACGACCCGGAGTTTTGGGCATGGATGGAAACCGACCCAGACAACGCCTGCCACAGCGCACAAGGCGCAGCAGCTTGTTTGTACGCAATCTGCGGTATTGAAAGCCGTGCAGAGCTAGATTATGACCCGGTAGCCGCCGAGAAATTCCACAGAACAGTGCGTGGGCCTTATCAAAAGCACCTGATAGCGCGGGGGATTGTGCAATGACGATCAAGTTTGACCAACGCTGGACAACGAAATACACCCAAGTACCCGGAAACGCGCCTTGGTGGGAAAAACTAGAGGGTGAGGATAGAAAAAATGCAGAAGCTTGGATTTTGCAAAACAAAGAAGCATTTACCTATTTTTTTGCGCCAGTAGAACAAAACAAGGATGCGGCGTGATGTTCCCCAAAGCCGCGCCAGTGCGTAGCGAAACCTACCGCCGCCTAGTAGCTGCACTGCCCTGCATTTTTTGCGGCATTGAGGGCTATAGCCAAGCAGCGCACCCGCCACCAACGGGAAAAGGCATAAAAGAGAATGACCTAGATTGCTTTCCGCTGTGCTGCGCACGACCTGGTGTGATTGGGTGCCATGCCAACTTCGACCAATACGTGCTTTACAGCTGCGAAGGAACGCGAACCATGGCGAAGCACTGGGCAGATCAGACAAGACAGACGATTACAAACGTTAGCGCTGTCCGGCAGGCACCACTTGCGGCGAAGCCGCAACCTGACGGTGACTGTCCGTGACGAGCAACCAGTTATGCATACGAAAACGAAAGACTATGAACGGGGGGTTTATGCATTGGTTTCCTAGGGAGCAAACCCCATCTGAGGCTTGGCGCTTGGGCGAAACTGGGCTATTGCTAGGACGAAGTGAGCGGGTATTTGAACCCGCCAAGTCATTGTTTCATCCTCTGTGTGCCGGGCTGGCAGGATGTCAATTTGCAGAAATGGCCCGATTTCAACTACCGATTCCGCAATCAAAAACACCTGC